AAGGAGGCACAAAATGAAGAAACAACTTAATTTCCCCGTCCCGCTGGAGATGTGGGAGGGGCTGGTAACCCGGGCACAGGCTCTCACCAGGGAGCAGGGGAGAACAGTCTCCCTTGCCTTCCTCATCCGGCGTGCCATCCAGGACAGCCTGGACATGGAGCGGGTTCTGTGTCCGGAATGCAATTCAGTATTCCTCGCCCCGGAAGGGTGGCAATGCTGTCCGGTATGCGGGGTTGCCGTCGGGGCAACTGCCGAGGATTTTATTGTTGATTGAAAGGGAGGAAGAAATGAGAAATATTTTTGTAGGCATAAACGAAAGTAAAAACCTGGAAGAGTTAAAAACAACAGTTAATAAACTAACAGATAGATACCTAATCCCTGAAAATAGCTTAGACAACATAAAGTTAGTGCTGGAACAGATAATAGATAAAGCTCTGGACACTGCTTTTGTGTTAGGTGTAGAAGCAATAGAATAAGCCCACTATCCCCGCTGGCGTTGCTGGCGGGGGTTTTCTATTCCAGCCACATTTCTATCTTTCTGATTATCTCCGCCCTCGGGATAAGGTAGTGTGCATGTGGGTGGGGTTGCACTACTTCAATTTTCCCCTCATCAATCCACCTGCGAATTGTCCTGATATGCCTGCCGAAAATCCGTGCAACCTCTCGGGTGGAATAGAACTCACGCCGTAATCGCCGTTTGTCTATCGCCTTTGGCTTCACACATCCTCCCCTTTCTTTTTCACCGGTTTGTGGCGTATCTCCGCTCGTTTTTTCTTAGTCAAGCTCAAGGCTTCCCGTTGCTCTATCAATACCATTTTAAGGCGAGCTAAAGCCTCTTCCAACCCTTTTGGTAGAGGTAGCCCAAAACCCTTATAAAACTTCTCCATTTGCCTTAAAAACCGATAGTGCGAAATATTCGTCCCATAAACCCATAAATCTACCCTATCATCCTTAATCCCTAAATTATACTGTAAACACCTATTCACTGTCTCCACTTCCCAGGGAGTAAATAATTTTTCTATCTCCCCCTCAATCCGCTGATATATCTCATACTCAAAATCAACCTGCGCAAGCCTATTATGCACCCGGTTATAAACTAACCCCTTGAACGGATTTTTATTATGATAAATAACTCTTAACTCTTTCAAATCCATTATTCTTCCTCCCTCTTAAACTCTACCAAAATCTCCGGTGAATATTTTACACACGTCTCAAGCGTCCAGTCCAAGTTTTTTGTTTTTAACCTCGCCGCTGTCCGGTAAAGTAGGGATAAAGTAAAAACTATATCCTCATTACCAATACTATACATCTGCGAGGCACTCTTAGAAAAACGCTTGAAATTTATCCTATCCCACGCTTTTTCGTTCACGCCGTAATCATCTACAAACCGCTTTAATTGTTTATAGAACTCAACAATAATCTGCGTAGGAGTAAAGCTGTTAGATTTCTTCTTCCCTAACCGGTTAAGCATATCCATGAAGTATTGTATCTTTCGTTCAGAGAAGAAGTAGTTATATTCGTCCGTAAAGTAAGGCGAAGCCATCACTTGTTTTTCAAGATTTTCCAAACTCAAACCTCCCGCTTTTTTAGAAGCGGGACTATATATATTATTCTTTACATTCTTATCATTCTTTACATTATTGTTTGTGGTTAGTGGTTGGTTGGTGGTTGGTTGGTGGTTGGTTGGTGGTTGGTTAGATTGTTGGTTAGGTTGGGTGGTTTTTGGTGGTTTAATAGGTTTATTACCGCCTTGATACCTATCATAATTTAAGATTGTGATAAGGGTAAATCTCTTGGTTGATTTGATGGTTAAAAAATTAGAAATTTGTAAATGTTTTAGGGCAGTCCTGATATTTTGCTGGCTGAGGCCGGTTTCTAAAGAGAGTTTTTTCCTTCCGGTTAATACCTGGCCTCGTTTAATTTTTATTATTTGACCGTTTATAAGTAATTCTCTATCTTTATGATTAGCTTGAAGAAGTAAATGGATAGCCAGGTGGCAAGTGAGAGGATTTTTGTAAAAAGCTGTCTCAGTAATTTTTCTCCATAACCTAATATACCCCCTATCCATTATTCCCCCTGATTATCTATTTCGTCCTTTCTGGTGAGTAGTTCTTTGATGGTTTTTGTGTTGAGGCATTTTTTACATATCCCGTAATCATTCCCCCACGCACCCACGGCGACCCCTACTACAATACAAGAGGGCTTTTCACAGAAGATACACCGCTTGATATAAAACTCTTCGTAAGCGTTCATATCCCCTCCTTAAAAAAATAACAGGGGTAGTGAATGGACAGTGTCTCCCGGATTGGGAGAAAAAAGAACACTACCCCCGTTAGATTTTGCCGAAAGGAAATTATCACTGTCCATTACTTACACTCTACCACAACCAAAAACCCTTGTCAAGCCCTACTTAAAGAATATCTCAGGGTCAAGTTGAAAGGCTTTAATGATTTTCCGTAGGTTTTTGTAGTTAGGCTTCCGGTTGCCCTGTTCCCATCTACAGACCAGGGACTCCGAAACCCCCACCCGCCTTCCAAACTCGGCTTGAGATAATCTTAGTGAGAGCCGAACCTTTTTGATTACATCTTTCAATTCCATACTTCATAATATAACCCCTGTTCCAAGTTGTCAAGTGCAAAAAACGGATAAAAAGGGCAAGAAAATTCTTAAACCGCAGTGCTGAAAGGGCGGATAAGTTTACCCGAAAAGGCTTGACAAAAAAAGAACTATATGTTAATATGGGGTATGATGGAGGTTGATAATGAGAGAGATAAAATTTCGGGCTTGGGATAAAAAGAATAAGATTATGTGCCAGGTTTGGGATATAGGTTGGAAAGCTTGGAGAGAAGGTAGCCCTATAAATTATGTAAGAGTCTGGAATACCAAGAGTGATGGCACATATGAATTATTAGAGCATGAGTGTATTCTTCTTCAATATACTGGTTGTAAGGATAAAAACGGTAAAGAGATTTATGAAGGGGATATTTTAGAAGGAACTACCTATAAAGAACCCATAGTGCAAAAAACAGCTAAAAGGTGTATTGGGATGGTAAAAATTATTCCTGATAAATTGTGGGTAAAATGGCAACTCCCTAAAAATTTTGGCACATATCCTTATTTAAGTGATAGAGATATAGAAATTATCGGCAACATTTATGAGAACCCGGAATTACTGGAGGGTACTAATGGGTAACAAAATCCAAGAGAAGATACGTAAACAGATGATACTTATTAGGAAAGCATTAGGGCTTTCCCAGGCGGAGTTTGCGGAACGGCTGGGAATAAGCCAAGAGATGGTTTCGCAGATAGAAAAAGGGAAGAAAAACATTTCTTTTGACCTGGTGGAAAAACTGCGGAACGTTTTCGGAGCGAGGATAAGGTTATAAGGAGGGTGTGATGTTACCAGAAGAAAAAGAAACAATAATAAACTGGACAGATGCAGACGATTTTGCGGTGGTTTATTCGTGCCACAAAAGAATATGGACAAGGATGGAGAAGTTTGGAATAAAGCCTGTCCGTGTTTCAAGAAGTAGGAATGGAAGGGTGGACGGGAAAGAATACCACGTTCCCAAAAAGTGGATTAAAATTTCCCGACCTCGCAGGGTGAGTGAAGAACAAAAGTTAAGAAGTAAGAAACGTATGGAGAGGTTGTGGAGAGATGGAAAACTTAAATAGGAAAATTTATTTTCTAACAAAAGAGTTTTTACACCTAAAATATTTTACCCGACTACTAATACTTATTTTAGATTTTAATTCCAGTTTTATGTTATGGAGACGGAGTTTTTCATGTTAGAACTGATATTTTGGTGGATTTTGGAAAGCCTTTTTGCCACCTTCTGTATAGTGATAGAAGAAGGCTGGCAGGGAGTGGGTGAAAGGTTCGTAAAGTTCTGGAGGGCGATATGAGTATATTTGAAGGGATTGTCCTGTGGATAGTGGGAACATTCGGGTTAATTTTCGGGATAGTTACTATCCTGGAAAGTTTCGGGAGGAAGAGATGAATTTATTGGGTATTATGTTGGTAGGTATTATAATATTTTGGCAATTTAGTAGAGAGCGGTTAAGAAGAGAAGTGCGTTTTTATAGAGGTTATGACTGTATTACTTTTGAATGTATTTTTGGTTCAAAAAAGTGTATACCTGGGCATGGTGGCTCGCATGGTAAACACGGAGTAGAAATAGCATTTTATGTGAAGGGTAAAAAAGGAGCTGTCCAATTCAAATTATCCACCGGATGGCTTCCTTACTATAAAAACGTTTCAAACTGTTTTAATATTCCTGTATTTTCCCCTCTACCAATAGATTTAGGGTATCATTCTTATACTCCGCAATATAAAGGGCAGCCTTCCTTTTCTCCAGGACGATGTACAGTTTTAAGAGGGAGGAGATGTTATTATGATGGCTCCGGGACGCAAGCAGAGGATGCCTATTATATCCTTGTAAATAGAGGAGAAGAAGCATTATGGGAATTTTTAGAGGCTTATTACTATTCAATTTTTTATAGTAAGCCCTATCCTGAGATTAAGCACTATCCCAAACCGTTAAGGGAAGGAGGAGGTAATGATAAACAAAAAGATTAAAGATATGACCAAAGAAGAGTATGAACTTTTTAAGGAGCAGGAATACGAAGCTCTCAAACGGCGGGCTCAACAGATTGTTGATAAGCTGAATGAGGGTAGTGTGGTAACGGCTGGGAGCATGGCTCTGTGGCTTTATCAGGAGATTGAAAAACATATGATGCCACGTCAAATGAGGGAGGAGTGGGAAGATGATTAATGAAAGGGCACTCTACTACATCGGCTTGAAGGAAAATCCCCGCTCCCCATATGACTGCTCGGATGATTTATGCCCTGATTGTGGCGAGGAATTGGAGGAGTTGTTGCCCTCGCACTGGGCTTATTTTTGGTGTCCGGAGTGTAGGAGGTATTTCGATGATTTTAAGAAGGAGATAAAAGATGTTTGAAATTCAGCTTAACGAAGCCTCGCACCGGTATTTTTACGAGGAAGCGGGGAAGAAGATATACCTGCCCTCAGTAACAACCATAATAAATATTTTGGACAAACCTGCCTTATTGTTCTGGCATGTAAAGCAGACCGTTGCCTACATCGGGCAACACCTGCCGGAACTGCGGGCAGAGGATTTAACGAAAGAAAAAGCCCTGGAAATCCTTGGTAAGGCTAAGGAGTATGCTAAGGAATTAGCCCAGGAGCAGGCGGACATCGGGAAGAAAATCCATGATTTAATCCATCTGCACCTTTTAGGGGAAAAGATAGACTTAAGCGTGGAAGATGAAAAAGTGCAGGCCGGCTTTCTGGCCTTCCTTTCCTGGCTAAACGAACATGAATTTGAGCCCCTGGCAATGGAAAAGATTATCTACCATCCAGAGTATATGTATGCGGGGAAATTGGACGTGGCTGGTATTCTGGATGGGGAGCTGGCAATTATGGATTGGAAGTCAAGTAATGGGATTTATCTGGAGCATTATTTGCAGTTATCGGCTTATGTTAAGGCTTATCAGGCAATGGAGAATAAGCCGGTTAAGAAGGCTTTTATCATCCACCTGGGGAAAGAGGATGGAAGTTTTATGGCTTACGAAATGAAGGATATTGAAACGCCGTTCTCGCTGTTCCTTTCCTGCCTGAATATCTACAACGGTAAGAAGCAGATACAGAAGAATATCAAGGAGGTAAAGAGTGTTCACAATTAAGAAAACTGATTTTAAGGAGATTAGAATACAGAAGAAAGAGTATAAAGGGTTTGAATATATAGACATACGAACGTTCTACAAGGACAAAGAAACAGGGGAATGGAAGTATAGTAAACAGGGGGTAACAATCAAACCCTCGCAGATTGATGATTTAATAGAGGCTCTGTTTGAGCTAAAGGAGGGTGAAAATGGGTAAGGGTAAGGAGTTGGTAAAAGCTGAAATGGCAGTGCAGACTTATGATGTTGATAAAGCCTTGAAGTTGGAAAAGATTGCCGAGAAACTGTTAAAAGGTGGGTTGTTCCCTCAATTAAAAAATAAAGAGGGAGTATTCACTGTTATAGAGTTTGGGTATGAGCTTGGGATACCTCCAGTGGTGGCATTGCAAAACATGGCGATTATCAAAGGTAAGATTGTCATGGAAGGCAAGCTCATGCTGGCACAGTATATTAAGGCTGGAGGGAAGTTTGAGGTAAAGGAAAGGACAAAAGAGCGGTGCGAGATTTACTGGGAATACAAAGGCAATAAAGGAACTACGGTTTTTACCAAACAGGACGCTCAAAGGATTGGACTGCTAAGTAAGGATAACTGGCGTAATTATCCAGAAGAGATGATTTACTGGCGTAATGTAGCTAAGGGGATAAGAGCTTACGCTCCTGATGTAATTATGGCATATACGCCTGATGAAATTACTGGAGGGGAGATTATTACTATTAACCAGGTAGCCGAAACCCCGCTCCCTAAAGAAGCCAAGATTACCGAAGATTTGCAGGTGCAGGAGGCGGAGGTTACCGAAGAACCTAAGGAAGATGAAGCTAAGAAAGCTAAGCTGATTAAACTAATTCACACCCTAATATCTACCAAAAAAGTGCCTGATAAACTTTATCGTGATTTCCTGAAAGAGAACTTCAACGGGCGAAAATCATCTACTGAGTTAAACAATGAGGAGCTGGGGCTTGTAGCAGACTGGCTTGACGAACTGCCGGAAGCAACGGAAGAACCGGAATTAAAGGCAGTAAAACCGGAAGAAAAGCCTTTGCCAGAAGAATGCTTTGAAGACGACAAGGTAAAAGTGTATATCGCTCCCCAGTTTGATAAGGATGGTAATCCTGTCCCTTCCCTGTGGTTTGAGAAACTGCCAGGGCTGGGTGAGGAATGGGTAACAGGCGGGACGGTCTGTGTCTCGGAGATACTTTCACAACACCCTAAAATCGCTAAGCCTTATCTAACAATGGTGGTAAGACCGAGATTGCCCGAGAAGTTTCAGGAGATACTGGATGATGTAATAGGGAGAGTGAAAAATGGGAAATAAAGGGAACTACTACAAGCTGAAAACAAAAAAGTGGTTTAAGGAAAAAGGGTATGCCTGCGAATACCTTGAAAAATTACAACGGATAGTGGTTAAGGATAAGAAGAAAAATAAAAGCAAAGTGATATTTATCAAAAAGGACGTGTGGGGAGCTGATGGAGTGGCAATGAACGGGGAGGAGATTATCTTCTGGAATAGTAAACTCGGAGATAAGAACATCGCAGAGGGCTTAAAGGAGTTTGCGAAATATCCCTACCCCAAAAACGTCCGGCGGTGGTTAGTGGTGTGGGAGGTTAGAAAACGTGAACCTGAAATAGTGGAGGTAGAGTATGAGTAATGCAGATGTTATTCTGGAGATACCGTATATCCCGCCTATAAAAAAGACTGACTGGGATATACCGATACAGGAGCGGTGGCACAGGGAGATAGAGCTTCAAAGAATATGGAACGGCATAATCCAAAAAGCTGTGGATAAGGTGGGGAAGCCGGTAACAGAATGCCGGAAAGCCTATATCGAAGTGATGACACCCAATGAGGAAGACCGGAACCTGGATTTTGTGGTTAAGGGGTTGAAGGCTCGCCGGGTGATTAGCGATAAGGCAGAGGTAAGCTACTGGCGGGTGGTAGAGAAGAAGAAAGGGTTAAGGGTTTACTTATGGAGGTAGTGATGGATAAAAAACTTATCAAAATGTTTGAGAAGGCGGAGGAGATACAGGAAAATGCCCCTGAGATGTTAACTAAGTTTATGGCTTATGAAAGAGATAAGGTGATAATAAGCAGTAAGGGTAATTATTTTATAAGACCAAGAAATCATAGTATCCCTGCACCTTTTTATATTAGTCCTGTTATTTGGCTACCAACCCAGGAGCAGTTGCAGAAGATGGTTAAACGACAAACTCCTCAAATGTTAGTAAGTGATTTCGCTACATTTGAATGGGGCAGATTTTACCGAATACACGAAAAACCTTACTATATGGAATTTACCTCGATGAACCAGTTATGGCTGGCTTTTGTGATGTGGGAGAAGTATAAAAAAGTTTGGAACGAGGATAAGGAAGAATGGGAAAAGGTTTAATCACCCTGAAACTGCGAGGGCAACCGGTGCGGATTGACCCCGTGAACTACCGGCTGTATATCAAAATCCACAAGCCCCAGGATGGTAAATTCTCGCTTAACGATAAGATACGAGGCTACCTGGCACAGGGGTATAAGGCGGTGGTGGATGTTGACGGGAAAATCCTCACGCTAAACTTTATGACGCCGGTGTTGTTTAGGGAAAAGGTAAAGTCAAAGTTTCCCGATGCTCCACCCTGGTATCGGTTCTGGTATGCGATACCTGGGGAGCGGGAAGAACAAGGGAGGTTGTTTAATGGATAAGGAAAGGATTACAGAGGAAATGAAAATTCATGATGAGTGGTACTCACAGGTAGAATCAATGACTATGGAAAAATTGCCAGAGTTCTTGCGACATTTAACAGAAGATTACATACATGATTATGGGACTATTGTCCATGCTCTCACCGCTGGCGCAATTGCAACACTCTGGGCAATGAATAAGACTGAAGAGGGAGGCATAACAGGATTTCAAGCAGGTTGTATAATGTGGGAATTTATTAGGAAATGGATGCGACTTAACTCCCCTTTACGGCTGGTGGATTATGAGAAGATGCTCTATCCTCAGTATAAAGACCGATTTGAGAAGATAATCTCAAGGGGCGTGTGGGAATGGATACAGAAAGAAGCTAAGAAAAAACTAAGAGAGAGTGATAGGAGATATATTCATCCAGACGTAAAGCAACATTGGGAAGATATTGTAGCAGGGGAAGTGCCTTTTGGGTTTAAGGTAAGCAAAGATTGAAAGGAGGTAGTTTTGAGTAAGATAAGAATAAAAAAATCACCAACTGCTGATACAAGAATATATGATTGGAGAAAAGTTAGTAAGGAACAGTTGCTAGAGAGCAGTGTTTTACATATTCAAGACGTAGCAAAAGGGCTCATGTTATTGGCAGATTTATTGATGGAAAAGGCAAAAAAACATGATTTTACAAAAATAGAGGAGATAGAAGAATTTTATAGGGACTTTAGGACAGGTTTTAAGAGAAAAGAATGGTGGAGGCTTCATCAACAGGAAGAACGACACCATTTCACTACTAAGAAATATATTCCTAAAGATATAAATTTACTTGATATCTTGGAACAGATTGTAGACGGGGTAATGGCAGGATTAGCAAGGAGTGGTAAATACAGGTATGAACCTATAGATGATAAGCTTTTAAAGAAAGCATACAAAAATACGGTGAAACTCTTAATAAATGCTGTCAAGGTAGAAGTTAAAGAAAACCATACAAGGAGGTAGTTTTGAAGGGGTATGTTGTTATGGGATTATAGAAGAGTATGGATATTGTCTGTGGAGAAAAGGTTGTAAAAACGGTTAAGTTATCTGACTCTTATGACGGCTTAGTTGGGGTGTTGCTCGTTTTCAATGATATGGAAAAAGCTAAGGAATGGGCGGGCAACGATAAAGATATTTTAACAATAGAATACTAATATGGAGGTGGGGTATGAAAATCATAGTCTGGAAGGACGGCACTTACAAGCCGGTGCCTGATAATGCCAGCTGGGAATATGAGAATGACCCTGACTGGCTGGTTACTATTCCGGTGGAGGAATTAAAGGAGGATAGTGATGTTTGACCCTAAAAAAGAAGTGCCGAGCTTGGAGTTGTGTAAAAGATTAAAAGAGCTTGGCTTTCCGCAGGATGGGGGAGGGTGGTATTGGGAGATATGGCTGGATGTAGATGGAACAGGAGAAGAGGTAAAATTAGAATATCATAAAGATGAATATGTTCTTGATACTAAGTATGTAAAATTTATCAAAGCCCCTACCTGCCGAGAAATAGGGGGATGGTTATGGGTAGGGCTGGGAACTTTTCGGACTCTTAAAGAGGGAAACAAGCAATATTTATGTGATGATTTTTTGAGAGGAATTAGAGATGTTACAGTGCCTAAAATTTATGCTGATACCGAACCCAATGCTGACGCAAAGATGTTGGTATGGTTAGTTAAAAATGGGCATGTTAAGTTTGAGGAAGGGAAGGATGATAACGAAAGGAGGTAAATATGGATTCTGGTTTAGGAAAGATGGTTGAAATTAATGCTGAAGTGGCAAAAGAGTTTGATGATAAGGGGGTAAATTATTTTAGGGTAGGTGAGATTATTGAGATAAAAGGTTCACGTTTTAAGATTACTAAGATTACACCCAAAAAGCTAATTTTAAGAATTTTACCTAAATAACGAGAATGAAAATAATGGCTACAGAAGCTGAGATAGAAAAGGTTGTGAATAATTTAATTAGGTCTCTTTATATGGGTGGAAAATTTAGCGGAAAGGTCAGCAGGGAAAAACTGGAAGAATTGAATCTTGAAGATGAGCCTGTAAATTGGGATAGTTTACGATGTGTGGAAGCATCAATGAGGTATGTGGTAATAGTAGAGGAAGCCTCGCCGGATGCCTACAAGTTTAAGGCGTGGATGAAGAGAGAGTTGAAAAGCCGTGGCTACGATGTGGAGGTAGTAACGGAATGGTAGGAGGGGAAATGAAGAAAATCTCTAAAACCAAAATTGAGTGGGCGGATTATGTATGGAATCCAGTATGGGGCTGTTTGAATAATTGTCCTTACTGTTATGCAAGAAGGATAGCGAGGAGGTTTGCTGGGGTAATTGCCAAAAAAGAATTTGAGGGTATTTTTAACCGCAGACAGGCAGAGATGTGGGCTGAGAGGCTCGCATTTCAATTAAGAGAATTTATTCCTACTTGGCTTGAAGATAGCTTTAAGCGGCAATTCCCTAAAAAACCCTCTCGCATTTTTGTAGGGTCTATGTCTGAAATCTATTTTTGGGAAAAGATGTGGGTAGAGGATGTTTTACGTATAATAGAAAAATACCCTCAGCATACATTTATGTTCCTAACCAAATTCCCCGAAGTTTACAGCAGATATAAATTCCCTAAAAATTGTTGGTTGGGGGTTACCGTTACTAATGAAAAAGAGGGGATTAAGATAATTCATCTGTGGGGTAATGCAACCCTGGAGCATGAATTTAATCAGTTATTTGTCTCATTTGAGCCGTTATTAAGTGAGATAAATTATGATTTGAAGGGTATAGACTGGATTATCCTCGGGGCGCAAACCAATCCGTATAAACCACCCAGGCGGGAATGGGTGGAGAATATAGTAGAAGAGGCTAAGAAGCATGGCATCCCCGTGTTTCTCAAGCCTAATCTATACCGTGCTTACCCAGACCTGCCAAAATTACAGGAGGTGCCGGAATGAGTAAGATATGGTTTTGGGATATGTGGAGGAGATGGGAGGAAGATGTTGATGATGGTATCTTGGTAGAAAGGACTAAACAAGGCTTAAAAGAATTCCCTCAAGTATTATGTGTAGAAATGTTATCCAAAATCTTCCCTGGCTTAAAATCCGCTATCAAGCGAGCAAAAGGCAAGCCCTTCTGGGTGGAGATTGAAGTTAAGAAATGGGGGGTGTGATATGAAATTAGATATTATTGGAAGGGTTGATAATCTAAGGCGTGATTTCTATGCAAAACATGGAATTCCCCCTAATACTGTGTTCTTACCACCCAAAATCCGTAAAATCTTAAGGCGAGCTATAAAAGAATTTGCTTCTACATGCGAACAAGATGTCCTTTCTTATGATGAGACTCTACTCGGTATGAAAATAAGAACGTCAGATAAGTTTGGTGTAGCTTTATTGTTGGAGGGGAAGGAGGTAAGCGATGATTGAATATAGAGTTTATAGGGTAGAAGTAGAGACTACAAACGCCTTAAAAGATACTTTCGCAATTAGGCACCCTGAAGGCAAAAATGAGTATTATGATTGCGAAGAGGGAGTGATTTATGTTTTTACAAATAACCCCAGTGAAATTTTTGAAAAGTTAGGGGCAGACAACGTGAAAAGCATTGAATATGTGGGGGTTGGGTATTTATTAGAAGAGAAAGGAGGTAAATGATGATTGAAGGTAACCCGGTGTGGAATGTTAAGTTAAAGGGAGGGTTAACCGGTGGAGTTAAAATTCCTGAACGGGAGGCAAAGGAGGATATTAAATCCCTCAAAGAAGCGGTGCGAGAGTTGCAAGATAAAATAGAAAAAATATTAGACTACCTGGGGGTGGAGTTATGATTAAGGTTTATATAAGCCAACCTGGCTATTCTGGGAGAATAAGTATCGCTGTAGTAGATGAAAGAAATGGTAAAAGGTATCTTGCTAAACCTGTAGAACTTGAGTTTGAGGAGATGGAGGAAGAGAAAGACTATTTGCCCACATTCCAATTACCACGCATGATGGGGGAAATGTTTTTACAGGCATTTGCTGAGGCTTTAGATGAGGTAAACGTCAAAACTGAAAAGGATGCGAAAATAGCGGGAGTGTTAGAGGCAACCAGGTTGCATTTAGAGGATATGAGAAGGTTAGTATTCCGGGGTAGGTTAATCCCGGATGATAAGGAGGTAAGATGAAAAACGAAACTTGGGTTTATGAAACAAAATGCCGGAGATGTGGTAAATTAAATGGCTGGCTATTCAATCCATATGGGGATATACCGACCGAGGAGGAAATAAATTTTCATAGGATTATTCACGATGGGAATCCGTTTAGGATTGTTTTTTGCGAACATTGCGAAATGCAGACACGGCAAGAATGGGTTGCGATTTATAAGAAAGGAGAAGAAAATGCGAGAGATTAAGTTTCGTGGAAAACGCAAAGATAATGGGGAGTGGGTTGTTGGGTATCTTGTAGATATTGAAGGGTATTTTTTTATTTTAGTTCCTGGAAAATCAACCGAAATAATATACTCTCCCACTATTGGTATCAGAGGTAATTGGCACGAAGTAATCCCCGAGACAGTTGGGCAGTTTACGGGGCTCAAGGATAAGAACGGGAAGGAGATTTATGAAGGAGATATTGTGCGTTGTTATGGTGGAACAAATTACAATGGAGTATGGGAATATAATCGAATAGTAATTGTAAGTCTTGACAACCCCAATATTTTGATGTCAATATACGAAGCGGAATACCTAAAAATTATCGGCAACATCCATGATAACCCTGAACTGATGGAGGGGAAGAATGAAAACCATTAAGGCGGTTAAGTGTGCAGATAGCTGGCACGTTGAGCTAATCAGAACGTTTTGCCTTACCACAGAACAAGGAGTTGAAGAGTTTATTAGGGAGGAAGGGTTAGAGATTACTTATAGAAATGAGTCTAAGATTGTAGCTTACCCTCCCCTAAAACATAAAAGACAATCCGGCAAATAGCCCAGGAGCTTGAACCTGGCTATCTAACACCATCCCACCACCTATTACTCCTTTAACACTCTGCGTGAAATAATACCCCGCTCCTACCCCCAAAAACGGCCTCTGTGTAGCAATTAAATCACCGGTAAGCCTCTGCCACTTAATCACCTGAAAATCTGCACCAATGCCCTGATTGGTGGCTGTAACGCCAAGCCTGGGGGCAAAAAGGGATGTAGCGTTAGAAACCACTAAACTTTCAATTTCGGGCTTACTGCCGAGGTAATCATACTCTCGCCGGACAAGGGTAATTTTCAACGGGGTAGATTGCTTAACGCTTTTCTTAACTTCTTTAGGGTTTAAGGTAACCTCCACCACTTCCTTAGCCCCAGGCACTTTAACCGTAGTTTTATTAAAAACCTTCTTCTGTGCCTTTACCCAGCCTTCTGGAGTAATAGAGCTTATCCCTGCCTGCCTTCCCTGGTGATAGATATACAAACTCCAGCCTACCAGGGAAAGCAAGCCAAGGATAATAAGAGTATTAGGTATGTGGCTTAGAACCCTGCTCCAAAAAAACTTCCCGAACGGGTTAAAATACTCTTTCATTTCTTCGGCTTATCAACCTTCAGCCACTTGTTACGCCAGGCAACGTTCCAGGACACTATCGCTCCTACCAGAACCCCAATCACGAACCCGATAATCGCATAAAACATAATATCACCTCCTAATATCTTCTGCCAGGCCAATCTCCGCTTTTACCAATGCAGAGATTGCCTTAATCAATAACTCCTCTTTCTCCTTAGTGAAAATTCTGGCAAAGTGTTCCTTGCCTGAGTTTTTCAACACAATATAGTCGCTGTATTCATTGAACAAGTCCCTAATTAACACATCTACATGATTACTCATTTACCAAGTAGCCTCCAAATTCCCACTGCCACACTTGCTCCCGTAGCTATAATCCCCAAAAGCCTATAAGTAAAAGCATGATGTTTTTCGTGGCTACCCCTCCAGCCTTCTAATTTAGCAATGTTTTTAGTGTTATTATCTATTTTGCCAATCATAGCTTTGATTTCTTTAGTTGACGCCTCATACCTTTTCATAAATTGCTCCCACTCCCCCAAAAAATGCTGCAATAAATCACGTGTGCTTTCACTCATATCTTTCTCCTTTCCCAATCAATACTTGAGCCCCCTTTCCGTGTCCAAGTCTTGCTGGAAGCTGTTTTATTAGTCCAGGAAGCCCCCGATATACCCTTCTTAACCCAACCCTGTGAGGAGGAAACTTCCACGCTATCCACTAACCTTAATCTCTCATAAGGGATAACTATATTCTCCCCCTCACCAAACGAAAGCGTCTCCACTAAAACTATCTGTGGCACATAGGTAAGATTAAAATTAACATGCGTTGCAGTAGGGGGGGTATAGGCTTCTACCCCGAAATTAACATTATCTCCTGCAGGTGGGGTGTATAACGGCATTATATATCTACCTCCGCCGGTGTTATAGCCCAATGACTATCAGCCCGATATTTCTGCCCGCCTGTCTCATACTCCACGCATACATGGTAAGTTTTACTACTGTCCAGCTTACTGAAATAATAATCTCCATTAACATCTGTAGTGGTGGTATCTACCACGGAGTCAGTAGTGCGGTCTATAAGATAGAGTTTTGCTCCCTGCACTCCTACCCCATCTTTAAGAACCTTCCCAGAAATCCGTAAATCCTTAGTAGTGAAAGAAGTTTCTGCACTATAACTGCTCCACAAAGGTGAAGAATTATCATCCTTATACCTAACATGCCAGTAATAAGTAGTTGCAGGGTCTAACGCAGATGGAAGCGTGATAGAGGTTAGATTAGTGGTATCTTCGCCACTATCAAAAACCGGTGAGGAATAATCTCCGCTTACCGTGGTTATCTGCCACTGAGAAGCTGCATGTCCATCACCATCGGGGTCGGAAAAGGCACTTGCTTGCAGTGTCGGAGTTAGAGAAACATTAGTTGCCCCATTAGCCGGTGAGGAATTAGTTGGTGTAGCTGGTGGTTGGTTATTTGTCTCCTGAGCCCCAATACTGTAAAAAGTGGACGGGGAATTACCATTGTTGTAAGTAGTAGCAATCCAATCAGAGGAGCGTTCCACCTTTGATACCTGCACTTCGTCAATATCCCCTTGGCAAACTCGTGTATAGTCAGGAGACCAGTTAAGAGTAGCTCCGTAAAGTAAGTCATACCAAGTGTCTGTCCACGCATCAGTAGGAACAGCATTACTGCTTGCAGCTTCTACGCCATTAACGTAAGCCTTGAACGATGTGGAATTTCTTGTAATAGCTAAATGAGCCCAATTACCAAAATCAGTAAAGGCTGGGGTAAGGCTAATCGCACCCAGCCAAGCCACATCAATTTGCACATCAAGATAACTGTTATTGCCACCAGGATATGCAATATAAAAATCATTCCCACCATCTCTTATAACCACAAAATGTTGAGCGTTGGATGACTTCGGGAAATTAACCCAACATGACATAGTAGCTTGCGTCAAGCCAGTTAAAAGTGAAGTTGTCCCTGAGACAGTAATATAAGTAGAATTATCTACTCCATCAAAACTTTGTGCTTTGCCAAAGTTCCCAGTAGTTTCTATTGGTTTATTAGCAGCAGCTTTAGTCCCGTTATATCCATTAGATGTGCTATCTGCTACATGGGAAGTATCTGGGTCATCTTTCATGTGGGTTACTATCAAGAAATTGCTGTCCCAGGTAGAAGTATCGTTAGTTTCAGAAGCAGAAGCATTACCGTAATAAATATAAAAATCGGTGTTAGTAGAGGAGGAAAGAGAGGGGGCTTTGAAATGCAGCTCCCCTGTCTGTCCAGAGGTATCTATTGAAACTAATTCACGAGATAGCTTAGTAGTGCCGTCAGAAGAAGTTACTACTATATCCGAGCCATCGGTTTTTACATTGGAAAAGAAATCAGAGCCTGCATCGGCTAAATCTACATAGACAGGGAAGTCGGTCAAATCGGCACTTACCTTGGTATAGTCAACTGTAACCTTTTTCCGGTATTGCCAATTAGAATTATACCAAGCCATATCTTACCCCTATACTATAAACTCATGTGCCAATCCTGTGCCTTTTGGATAAACCAGAGCCCGTTTCTCAACTATCCCACCGGATTGCCGGATATAAATCCTCACTATCGCAGAGGCAGGATTTTCAGAAGCTCGCTCAACTATTGCCCCTACAATTACACCGGCTTTAATCTTGTTATCAAGGTAGGAAGTAACCTGCGAGGCAAAAGTGGTAGCCGGTGCCGGAGTATCGGTAGGGTCGGAATTAAGCCAGTAAGCTGCCTCATTCGCTGTGCCCTCATTCTCCACGTAGAACCCAACATTCTTCCGCACCATTCTATCGCCCTGCCGGTCATAAACCCCGACAATATACCAGTTAATCCCGTCCTCTGTCCTCTGCTTCTCCGGTGTCCGCACCTTATGAAACTTCTGAGTAAGTTTCGTTAATAGTTCCTGCTTAGTCATCTCTCCCTCCTTTTCAAGTTGTAGCCTGCACCTTTACAATCAATTCCAGGGTATCCCCTGCGTCCCAATCCTTGTATTTACTCCCGGTTAAAATCCTGCAAAGCATATACCCACCAGAGGCAGCATTAAATATTCCTACCTCTTCTATGGTCTCCTGCCCGCTGTATCCAGAAAACACACGGGTGAAAACAAGGGTATCATTAGTTTTAGTGGTGGTCTCACGGCTAATGGTGGCCTTCTCCCGATGGGTCTCATTTTTCAGGGTAGTATCACCGGCAACTGGTGAGGTATTATCAGTCCCAATTGCCATGTAAGCAAAGGCGGAATCAAGCCCACCCAAAACTGCCGTAACACCATCAAGCCCGTTATCAACAATTAAATCCCCATCTTTGCACCCGAACAAATCCCCTCGCCTCTCTACAAGCTTACCGTTGATATAAACCTCAAGCCCGTGCTTAAATTTTAATCCCATATCTACCTCCCACCTCTTGGCTGATAAACTCTTTTAGTTTCCTTGTAAACATCTTCCCGTATTGCTTTTGGCACTTTAGTTTCATGTAATAACCATCTATGTGTTCTTATGTATTGCAATAACTCTTTATACTCTTTCGCATTGGGGTCATCTTTTTTAGCTTTTTTCAACCTGCCTTCAACAATCCTTTGAAGCGTTCTCCAATTGAATAATCTGTTTTCAATTTGTTCCTTTGTAGGTTTTACAGGGCTTTTTTGTAATTTCTGGGTCACTCTCTCAAACCCTTTTTTATCGCCTGTTATTTGCCATTGTATAAAATTAGTCTCTAAATCTGCTAATAACTGATTTACCTCCCGCTGTAACTTAGCCTCCTTAGCATATACCCGTGCTTTTTTGCCTCTTTCTAAGTCTATCTCTCTAATGCCAAGTGCCCGCTTCAAATCAAAAGAGCCCCCCAATATCCACTTACCAAAAACATCCCCAGGTTCAAGCATTCGTGTGGCACGTATATATTGCCCATAAGGAGCAAGTAAGCTACTTAAAATAAACTCTGCAATAAACTTCTTTTCTTGCTTTGTCCCCTTAAATCGTTCAGGAACGATAGAAGTTTTGAAGAATGGATGTTTACCAGTCATTAACCCTCTTATTACTTGAATCATAGGGTTTAACAATGCTGCTATTTGTAAAGGTGCAGCCAACCCAGTGTCTTTCAATTGCTGTAAAGCAGCTTCCTTTATTGTCATATCTCCTGCTCTAACTTTAGTTATTTTGGCTGGTATTTTATCCAACCCAAACCACTTAAGAGCCATATCAAGTGGAGTTTGGAATGCTATTATTATAGGCTTCCCATCTTTAGTAAGAAAACCTGTGTTTATATGCGGGTAATAAAGATACCAATCAGGGAGATTTTCCTCTATTTTCTTCCTATCCCCAGTATTATTCCATACCCACATAGCAGCTAAAGGAATGCCAAATTTAGCAAAACTCTTTAGTGGGAATTTAGTAAAGTATTTATACCAATTCCTCGCATTATAATCATAGAAGGTAATAAATGGTGTTAAAGCCCCCCTTAAAAACCTTCTATTTTGTGGTGTTACTGCACCATAATCAACAGTAAATTCCCGTGCCACTTTACCAGCTGCATTTATAGGGTCTAACCCTGATACATCTATTGCACCAGATTTAATATTTTCCCCTCTTTCTATCCTCTCTAAATCCGTTATAAATTTAGCTAACCGTAAAACTCTTTCTCTACTTACAGACAACTTTTCCCACCATTCCATAAAAATATTCAATGGGTTATATTTTGCCAGAGGATTTTTGAATTTATCTAATACATTGCTCTCTGGTAAAATCCCCGCTTCACGCATGAAATATGTAGTATCAACTCTATTTTCTTTAGCCAATTGCATTAGACGTTTTTGTTCAGGCGTCCACTTTGATGGTGGAGTAACAATAAGTTTCATAGCCCTGCCAATATTTGTAAATGCCTTTGGGTCTGTCCTATAAAGATTAACTGCATCACCGATAAAGTTATTCAACTGAAAAGGTAACCCTGCAAAATCTAAAGTAATGCGCTTCCACGCAGAAGTAGCGCTTATCAGGTCGTACAATAGACCTAAATCCCCTGCTGGAGTCTTGAATCTTAGTAAGTCATCAGCAATTTCCCTGGGGAGTAAATACACCCGATGGGGTCTGCCTAATGCCACAGTTTCACTTATAGGCTTACCACCACGCTTACCCGCAAGTTCAGTAAACTCTTTAAGTGTCATATTTGCTTCTACTGCCTGGTTAAACAATGATTCATTTATTGTTGATGCTGGATATATCTGACTACCTGGTTCAGCTTGTATTGCCTTATACTCTTTATCTTTTATTGTATATAATCTATTTGGCATGGGAGTTTTACTTTCTCCAAAAAGTGCCTCTTTTTCGGCATCAGATAATTTTGGCAATACATCATTCTTATTCATTTGGTAGGCAATAAAATCATCTACTTTGTTATCTAAAAATACTTTTGTTAAATGTGCTTGCATAACATCAAGATAGTTCATATCAATATCTCTAATACTACCAGCTCTTTTCTTCATATACGGTCTATATGCTGTCTTTAATCTTTTAGGCAATCCTACCCAATCTCCCCACGGTGGTTCATAATCTAATACACGGTGTGGGTAATAAAATTGCCTTCCTTCACCTTCTGCTTTTCCACGCTTAACCAAATCACTCCAGATAGCTCGCATAAATTCAAAGTGTTTATCTACTGCCTTTTTCACTTTAGGGGAAGCAGATGCTTTTAACTTAATTAACTCTTTCTTAACTTCTTCTGCTGTTACTCCACGAGGGATAGGTTTACCTTGCTCCGCAGTCTCTTTCAAATCTTCTAAGGCTACAATTTTCCTAAAGGTATGATAATCTTCTTTACTCAAATCCCCAATAATGCCATAAATGGCTTTTTCAGCATCAAGCCGGGCATCAACAGGGCTATCAATAAATTTCCTTACATCATTGCGATACTCAGGATAATTTTTAACGTTTGACTTAAACACAAGCAAATTTCTGAATTTATTCTTTATGTCTATGGTTTTAGCTTTGAATTGGTGCATTGCAGTCAACGGCGTTCTTGTAACATTAACAATTTGCCTTACCCTATGGTTTTGTATCTCTGGCGTTTCTTTCCCTACTTTTACCTTAAATGGTAGAATTACCTTTCCTGCTTGACGTTCTTTATGAAGATTTTCCGCAACATCATTGGCATTGCGTTCAATAATCGCCGTTAAATCAGACTGGCTTACCTCTTGCTCCCTCAACGCCTCCAGTGGCACTCCCTCTTTCTTAATCACATCTTTATAAATCTCAGGGGTCTTTTGCCCCTCCTCAATTATCGGTGGTAGCTTCCCCTCAGCCTTAGCTTTTCGCAAAGTCTCCTGGATACGCTTTTCAACGCTTGAGATTACATCTGGTTTAGGTTTACTAAATCCAAAATCCCTTAAAATTTTCACTTTTAACTCTTCTGTAAATGGTTTCCCTAACTTACGGTAAGTTTCCTCATAAAATTTAATTACCTTATTTGGGTCAGAGTAAACTTTTGTAACTTTATTTAATAGTTGGTCTGTTTGTTTTGGTGAGAAAACTACCTGTCCGACAAATGGGTCTCTATAAACTAATTTATAATCAGAATAATTAGACTTTATTGCTTTTAATTCAGAAGCCAATTTATTGAAAGTTACCTTACCATATCGCTTACCATTATCATATATAATTGTTACCTCTTTCTTAGGAGAAAGGATACTTCGCTTGGCTACCCATTGCATTAAATCTTTTTTGGTTTTGGGTAACCTTTCCCTCCCCTTAACAGGCTTCTCAAACTTCCCTTTAATCTCGGTTAATTTAGCCTTAATCTTCTCAGGGGTAGCCTGCTCCATAGGTAGGTAAGCAGTAGATTTACTGGTGGGTTCATTGAACACCACGTAAGCCTTCTTATCATCTATCTTTTGAATGCCCTTCCACTCCCCGCCAGCTTTCTCCACCATTGCTTTTAGCTTATCCTCGGCAGGTGGTGCTTTCACTTCGGGGCTTACTTTGGGAGCTGTAGTCTTAATCCACTTATTAGCCCTTACCAAATCCTCATTGCTCAGGCTACTTATTCTTCCCCAGGGAGTGTATTTATCCCCGTAGGTTTTGAGAAGTTCCTGGCGAATTTTAAGCTCTGGTTTAATTGTAGTTGGAGGAGTTTTTGAAACGCCTATCTTGCCTTTTGGTATTACAAGTTTTTTAGCCTTAAGGTATCTTATGGCTTCTCTTTCCAGGGTAGTTCCTTTAGCAAATTTAATTAAATCATCTTTATGCACCCTTAAAGGCTCTTTTAACTTACCTGCTTTCCCTAACTTATTTGCCAGCTCTTCTAAAGTCTTTTTAAGTAACCCCTGCTTAGCAAGTGAAGCAGTTGCATTTAGAATAGCTATATCTGCAATACTTTCAGCAAGATTACTGGCTATTTTTAACGGAGTGGGGGTTGTTTTGGGTAACAACTCCGAAAGCATGTGTAGCTCAAGCGGAGAGTATTTACCGCCCTTTTTTGCTCTATAAATAATATTCTTAACCTGGTTTATCCCCTCAAAAAATAATGGAGCAAAGAAGTTTCCAGTCATTATTGCAGGAGCATATAGGGCTCTCCCCATAACATTATTAAGCCGTTTTTGAGCGTCTTGTAATTCTGCCAACCCCTTTTCTCCATAAACTTTTTTCAACAAAGGTTTAACTTGCAGTGATACTCTATAACTCCATTCTGGTAACCCTGGTTTTGGAACACGCTCCCAATCTATCTTTTCCCCTGGTCTTGGGGCTCTTATCTCAGGTGTTACTTTCTCCTGTGCGGGTAATGGCTCTATTGGAGCAGGAACAGGTGTAGGTATATCATAACCCTCTGGCACTTGGGGTGGTGTGTAGGCAGTTTCTGGAGTAATTTCAGGTCTTTTAAGTGTGTCTCGCAAAGCCTTGCCAAAGAATTGAAGCGGTGAGATTTGTGCCCGTTCCTGCTTCACCTGCTCTATCTGTTGAGCTAATCCACGCTTTTTCTGTTCCTTTAGAAGTTCCTTATCAATGCTGTTCCAATCTATCTTACCACCACTTACTGAGGTTATGTCCCCACTATCAATAGCGTCCCAATTGATTTTACCCATTATCTATTCCTCAATAAATCTAATAAATCCTGTAAAGGCTCTTCATCACCATACCGCCTTCTTAAGAAAGAATCCCACTCAGGGTAAGTAGTAGATAAAATTTCATAAGCCCGCTCTTTAGTAAGCAATCCTTTCTTAACCCGCTTTTCAGCTTCTTTCAGGTCGTCAATAAAATCCTTCCTTCGCTTAGCTTGCAACTTTTGATAAGGGGTAAGGTCTCTTGGCTGTGGCTGTTTCGGCTCTTTAATAAACCCCTTGGCCCTTAAAACCGCTCTCTCAGCCTCATTAAGAGCGGGTCGTTTTTGCTCAACAATGGGGATATTCTGGAATTGTGGGGTAATCCCCCCAACATCAAGTGGTAAGTTTCTAACCTGTGGAGTAGCCGGCATCATCATCTTTTCCAAAGCACTCCTCTTAAGCCGTTCCTCAATACTTTCCTGCTTCTGTGGTTCCGGTGCTTCTGCAATAACTTCCGCCTGCCCTGTTACTGGATTGATTTTGTATAGCTTATTGCCAAGCTCCCTTATTATCCCCTTAGCCGGCTGTGGTAGCTTACCGGTAGCAATAAACAATGCCCGCTTTTCCCCGGTTAATCCTAACCTGTCAGCCATATCCCCCCTCTGCTTCATTTCCAATTTATTTTGCAGTAAAGGCACGGCTAAAGCATTAGCCAGCTTACTCTGCATAGGAGTAGGCATAGAAGGCGGGAGATTAGGATTAAAAATATCAAATGCACGCTTCCATATTGGCCTATTAGCCTGCTCTTCTTGCCCTGCTCCAATTTGGGGAATAACCCCAGCCTCTTGAAAAATCTGCTTAAGCAGGTTCTGCTCCGCTCTCTTTTGTCTTTCAGCCTCTATCAAACCCAGTATATTTGCCAGAGCATTAGCTGCCATAGCTCCCTGTGGCACTGGGGAAGGGTCATAAGTAAGGCCACCCATAGAGGCAGGCGGAGTCCCTGCTATTCTCAAACTTGTTGGTAATCCATTCATACTAAACCCTCCTTCACGGGAATAAAAGCCCTCCTAACTGTGAGCCTACTCCATACCCAAGCGATGGCTGCCCCATCATACCACCAAACAATGCCCCACCTAACCCACCTAAAGCACTACCCCATCCAGAATGCCTTCTACGATATACAGGGTAATGCCACGGAGCATATCCCAGTAATGTGCTTGCCAGGCTTGACTGCATAGTGTAAGGCCATGATTGGCTTCTAAGCCACTCTTCCATCTGCTTATCAAGTTTTGCCTGCTCCAACATCCTTGGTAAAGCCCCATACCTAAACCCATAAGCTGCCTGGGTGTATGGGATTTGTTGGATTGATGGTATCATCCCAAGCTCGCTTACCATCCTCCCTCTTTCCCTTTCCTGCAAGCCCCCCAAAATCTGTGCTAATCCGGTTGAAGTTCTTGCCCTTAATGTTGCCTCTTGCATAGCTGAGGGGGTTCCGTATAAAGTGCCACCCTTCAACGCTCTTCTTCTTAACCTGTTAATACTCTCCTGCTCTTCCCTCAAAGCCCCTTCACGCAAAGAGCGGTAATAAGGGGATTTATATGCGTCATAGCCACCGCCTAAAGTCTTTCCAATCTCTCCCTTAGCCAAATCATACAGCCCAGTATCGCCCAGTAATGCCTGCAACCGGCTATATGCAGTCTGTTCCAGCCCACTCATAGGGGCAACAGTCTCCCCTCCATACGGCTGATAAGGAGTATTTATCCACTTCAACATCCAATTCCTTATCTCCTTTTGCCAGGGAGTTTCTAAAAGTTTAGGTTTAACCTTCTTCTTTTTCTGCTGTCCCATTTTTACCCTCCTCCTCTAAAATTTTACTCATAATAATCGCCTCATTTTTGAACCCATACTTTCTGAGTATAGCCCGTTCCTTTGTAAGGGTAGTATATCCAGATACCTTGTTAAGTTTAAGCTCACGTGCATAATCTTCCACCCTTCGCAATAACTTCTTGCCAACATCCCCTTTGGCATGTTTATCAACCCAGGCTAAATCAATAAAAAGCTCCAGCTTCCCGGAGATTAAATTCTCTGATACGGAGCAGATTGTAAACCCTTCTATCTTCTGGTTGTCTATATACGCAAAAACCTTAATCTGCTCATTGTCAAAATTGTCTATGAGATAGTGAAAGAAATCATCTGCGGTATATCCCAGCTTCCCGAAAACACCGGTATCAACCAGCCGAGAAATCCGCCATAATATTTCATAATTCTTAACTTCAACTACCACTTGACAATCTCCTTAAATCTTCATAAACATTCAAATGTTCCTCTCGCAACTGCTCAAGCAACGCCTTCAAAAATTCCCTCAGCTTCTCAAAATCATCTATATTCTCCGGGTCTGGCAGGAAAATCATCTTTGGTGTTTTCATTATCTATCCCCCACTATATCACTCCAGAAAATTATCCCTAATAACCTAAAGAAACTTTCCGAAGAAAACTTAAACTTAAAAACTTTAGCCAATACATCCACCGGAAGCTCCTTGGAAATTATACCCTGTTTACCAGTCTCTGTTAAATCAATACTCCCCAGGCTTTGCCATGTATCCTCATTATCACGTTTAACATAAATATTCATAGTACCGGTAGTTTCTGCCTCTACCCATACCTGCATTCTTGTTAATCTTTTATAGAACGGCAAGCCTTTTTTACCTTCCAGGTCAGACTCCAATACAATGTATGCTTCATAATCACTGCCAAGGTCATTATTATCTGCATTCAACCGGTAAATCTTGCCAGTATATCCGCCGGCTATATCAATTGGATAGCCACTGCTACCCTCTGTATATTTCCAATCCGGCCAATCCCAATCAGACCAATTGGAGTAAGGCAAGTCCGCCCAGCTTAACGTTGACTCCTGAATATACCAGCCAAGGCAGGAAATCTCCATATCCATGCTACCCCAGTTATTGTTTATATAGTCAAGGTCGTAAATCAAAACCTTGTTCAAGTTATCAGAAGTCCCATAAGGGATAGCAAAGAGAATGTGATTGTATTTCTCTATGTAAAAACTTTGTATAAGCCCTTCTTTGTTCACATTGATATTACCCACAATATCGTCAATATTATCTGAAATTCTCCTGGCTACCATTCCATCAAACACCTTAAAGCTCCTATCAGAAGCCCAAAAGTAAACCCTATCATTCTTGGTAATAATAGAGTAAGGAGCAACCGTCCCCTCAGAATCCAACACCAGGTTTTTATTAAATATATCCGCAGTTTCAACATCCCACGCCCTGATAATTGCCTCATCCTTAAACAGTATTAAAGCCCCCCTCAACGTGGCAAATCCCTGGAAAACTCCATCCCCTTCGTAAAGGGTCATATATCCAGAATCCGAGCCGGAGCTTGTTCCCCAATCGGTTTCATCGCCTATTCCGCTCCACCTAATCCTAAATGGATATTCCTGCCCGCTCTCTATTGTATAGCCCAATAAAACCCTTTGATTGTAAGAGTAAACATATCGTGCTTTATAAGGACAGGTAAGGTCTTGCACCTGCCCTGAGCCCGTCCAGATTATAATATTATCCCTACCCCTATTAGTAGCAATCAGCTTTTCATTAAAATTGGTGAAGCTCCAGTAATCATCTTCACCACCGCTGAATGTTTTGCGTATTGCATAAACATCCCCACCAGAAGGGACAGAATAACCACTTGGCAAAGTCCCTGAGCAGGTAAGGGAATCCCCACTATCAACGCTTAAAATTTCATACCATGTGTCATCAGAAGTATATGGAGAGGAAGCACTGCTAAGCCTGATAAAATCACCAGCTTTTACATTGGAAGATAAATCCTCACCAGAAGGTAAAAGGAAGGTTAAGCTAAAAGACCCCCCTGAATTTTGCGTAGCGTCTGTTATTACACCCTCTTTATAAATCTTATTGATAAATACAAACCTATCGTTAGTAACATCTCTGTAAGCAATATCTCTTTTCGTAAAGACTACCAACCATTTTTCACTTGTGCTTGGCTTCTCATAATAATAGAGATTAAGAATTGTATCCGGGAAACTGTAACTAAACTCTTCCCGCCTCTTCTTCACCCGCCATACTTCCCCTTTCTGGAAGAAGCAATCTTTTACATCTGAGGCATAGGCTTCTTTAAGGAGAATACTATTTATGTCTAACTTTAACCCTAATGTGGGTGAAAATATCCCGTAAGGTTTAGTCGCCACGGATTAAACTCCTTTCCCTATCCATTTCCCTTCTTTTTTCAGCTCCCTAATGGCAATCTCTCGCAATTTCTGCCTGATTAACCTGTTCATCAAAACCTTTTTGTTTACAGTCTCATCTTCATTATCTACCTCAGATTGAGCCCGCCTAACTATCTTCCCATTAACCACCTTGGCATACTTTGACAAATGCTTGCCCATCCTTACCAACGGGTAATCCCTAACTCTGCCAGGTATATGCAAAATATCCTGCCCTTGCTCAACAACGAAATCATTCTTATCTCCATAGGAAAGAATTCTTCCTGTTTTTTTATCATACAAAACAAACATCTTCTCCTCCTATTTCCAGGCTAAAACCCTACAGTATCCATCTGTAAGGTCGCCATAATTAGAGTCCACTACACCTGCACCTGACGGTTCTATATATCCGGAAGCAGTGTGAAAATAAATATAAGTGTCATCAAAACCGAGTCCCTCTAAGCCTTTATAAACTCCATCATAGTGAAACTCCCATAGAAAATTCTTACCACTGCCATCACTATTTATATCAAAAAGCAATACTACGTTAATAGGTTTTTGCCCTAAACCATGGGAAAGCTTATAAACTGTGTCCTTAGTAACAGCGAACCACCCACTATCATAGTCTGGAGCAGATGCATCATCCACATACTTTTTAGGAGCAAATTCTTCATCTGCGGTTGGAGCAGTATAGGTTTCTATTTTGGGGTAATCACTAAAAGTTTTTACTCCTGCAATTGTCTGAGCAGTAGTGAGCTTAACGAATACATCAGGAATTTCAGCTTCAACAACATTTAACTTTCCACCAGTAGTAAGCTGTTTAATATTCCCGCTATCATCCCGCCAGAAAAGCTCTGTTACCCCACTTATAGATTTAGTGTAGAGAACCCCTATATCTGTCTCTGCCAATTCATCCGAAGTCTGTTTAATAAGCCTAACCCGCTTATGTTTACCAATATTGCTTTCTCCGGTTTCATCTGAAACAAACTTATGGTCTTCCGCCAGCCGTTCCCTAATAGCCTGCTTAAAATCTCTTATCCTCTGTGCCCCAAGAGAAGGGCTTTCACCCGTATCAGGTGGTGAACTTTCATCCCAATTCTTAACAAAAGCCATTTTCCCCTCCTTCAAATATCATTGTAAGCAACCTGGTTAACAGGAAATCTGTATAGTTTTTTCAACTTCCTAACCGCATCCTGGTAAAGGGACAGGTGTGCCTTAGCCGCCGTGTTCCCTGCCTGCCCTTTTGACTCATACAGCTTAAAACAACACCCTTCAATAAGTGCCTCTTCAAAAATGTCCGGCAATACTATATTATCTGGGTCATTTATAACTGATGTAACAAATAGCGTTACTGTGTATTGAGCGTCAGGTGTTGGGTAAAGATACAGAATCCCATCATAAACCACAAAATACTCTGGCTCTCCCCAATTTGATTGGGTTTCATCAGCAATCGCTTCCTGATACGCCTCAAAGTTAGCAAACTCTATCATGGGCTCATTATCATCAATCTTCCCAAAAAGCACCGTCCTAAAATACTCTGTGGCATTATCAGAAGAAAAATCATCTATAATATAGCTTGCCTGACCTGCAACCGTGCTTGTATAAACCTCTCGCTTCAAAAATGGGAAATCAATAGTTAAATCAAGAAGTATCGCTTTAATCAGGCTGTCAATGCTTGTCTCTGCCCTACCAGTGCGAGAATTAACCTCAGAAAGAATATTCGCTTTACTTATTGCCATCAACTTCTCCTTTCAGCTTTCTGGAAGCCTGGGTATGTAAAATAACTGGGTTTTTAACATGTGCAGGTAAGCTCCCGTCATGCCTGATAATCGCACAATATTCAACCGGCAGATGATAAATCTTTAACTTATCCTCCCACCGTTTAAGTGCTTTTTCCATATTCCTCTGCTCCCAGTCAATATTCCGGTTATTCTCTTCAATCCAATCCCTCAAAAATGCAATAGCCTTATCATTGTAATTCACCCATAAAGTGCCACTCAACGCCTCTACCTTATCCCCCTTCATACCTCGCCATTGCAAATACCAGTCAAGCGGGTGATAGGCAAAATCGTAATTAACAAGAGAGCTAAACAATTTGGGATATTTAAGTATCCTGGCATCAGCATCAACAAACACTACCGGCTTTTTATGCTTTAGCAACTGCTGTAAGATAAAGGTCGCCTTGTAATGCGTATTTCTCTGCCAACCACCGAGATTATCTATCCCTTTAACATCGTAAGGCAGGTCAAGGTCTATTAAAGTTTTAATCAACCCTTCTGCTTCCTTCTGGTATCCTGTGCCCTTGGTGTAGTAAGAGATGATAATGTAATCCGCCTTCTCGTAAATAAACACTCCAACATCTCCCCTAATGCCTTTATAAGCATAGGTTTTAGCAGGTCTAAGAGAAAGGTTTATAAGCTCGCTGGCTGTCCAGGTGGATTTGTGGGACTCATAAGGATTGTTGGCTACTATCTTATTCCCCAGCCAATCACCAAGCGGGATAGAAAGAATAAACTTCTTTTTTGCCTTGCTAAGCAGTTTATTAAGCGTGTCAATAGCCGTTCTTTTGCCGATATGCTCTATCACATCACCAGCAATAATTAAATCATAAGCCGGTAATGAGTCAACTATCCCAGAAATATCACCAATAAAAACATTATCATAAATCACGCTTACCCAGGGGAACTTTTTCACATAATCCGCAAAAATTTCCACTCCATCAATTTTAATTTTCCACTCGGCAGGGAAAACCCTGTCATTATGGGTCTCTAAAAATTCACGTGCCAGGAAACCCCACTTGCCAAAGCCAATGCCAACATCAAGAATAGTCTCCGGCTTAGCAGTAATAATCTCGCCAACGATAGTGCTAAGGTGTTGGTGCATACTGCTTGGCATACCTAAATCTCCTTATAAGGGATTATCCCATTTAACCGGCTTATAGATGAACAACTATACACTTTAACCCAAGGACGTGTTTTCAAAATTGATAATGCGGTAAAAAACATTTTGTAATATTCTTCAAGCTTGTCCTGGAACTTTGGCTTACTTTCGCCATATCCACCATGAAAATGTGTATCATTACCTGCACACTTCAAGTCTATCCCCAATAAGTAAATAGGCGAATACCGCATAATCACTGCAAACTGTAAAGCACAGAACCCACTATTCCCGCCATTCCTGAAATCACTAAACCTAAACCCTATACCTGCGGTCTTATGGCTTTTAACCACCACGTCAAAATCCTGTAATTCATACTTCAAGTTAAAGCGGGTATCAACCGGGGAATTGTTCTCAAACTTGATATACCCATTATCCATATTAAGCACGAATACCTTATCAGCACTGTAAAATGGAGCGGGCTTATTCTCAATCTTTCGCAAGAATGTGTAATCCATAGTGATAAACACATCTGCATGGGGAACGAAAAATATTGCCTTGTTAACTGCAATAACCCTCTTACCACGCAATTTATTCTTAAAGTCAAACCCCCTCAACGAAGCACCACCACCAACAATATAAACGCTATTATCCATAGTAAAACAACTTCCTAACCCGTTCTTTCTCTGCCGGTATATCCACTACCTGTTTATCTCGCAAAACCTCATCAATGGAAACTTTAGGGAATTGGGTCAACCTGGATATTGGAGAGCAGTTATAGATATAGCCATATTGGTTATACACATCAAAATACTTAATCCCACGCAGGAAAGTCTCTTCTTTCTGCCCGCTTTTGTTAACCAGGTCATCACCGTAAAAATGCCCACCTTCCTTCCCAAAGCAACAATCATAACCCAGCAGATAAATTGGCTTATACCCCAAAGCAATCGCAAGAGATAAAGCAATCAACCCGGTTAGGTAACGATGATATAACCCTTTACCAACTCCATTCTCCCCGTTAAATACCCCGCTAATCTCATAACCGAGAACGTCTTTGTAAGCAGGTGTGATATTGTGCTTATGGGTAAGTTTTACACAGTTAAGTGCGTCAATCTCTTTTTTGTGCTTTGGGTAAATATCAATATCACTCCACACTAAAATCGTGGGCTCATAATACTTGAACACAAAGTTTATTCCTATGCTTACCTCACCATCAAGGCGATGGAAATCAAACCCTTTCAGGCTACTTCCCCCGGCTATTATAAACGCTCTCATTTTTATGGTGGGGGGAAGGAGAAAGGAGGCGAAAACCTTCCCCCCTCCCCCATTCCATCTTTAACTGTCAGGTGTATAACCAACATCAATAGTGTAAACGCCAAAGTCTTCACTATTGAATTGGCACTTCCCCACACCAAGTATCATGTCAACTGCAACGCCTGGTATTCTCTCGTAGTCAAAGAGTTTTTCATACCAGCTTGGATACTGCCCCCACGCTAACAACCCAGCCTGCGCACCCAGCAGAAGACACCTGGCTACATTACCAGACTGCAACAGCTCACTTCTGTCGTATTCATGGAGAACTACACCGTCAAGTATCCCCAGCGCACCGGAGAATATCGGGTTTTTGTTCCCACGAATATTGGCATAGAGCTGTGCATTCTTCCACTCACTGTCTTCCTTAAGCGCTTTTACGGCATAAGTGTGTGCAAGCAGTACGTAGTGGTCAGCTCCATCAATCTTAACCGGCCTAATCTTGGGAGAGGCCAGGATAGCCTGCCTCTTTATCTGCCGGATTAGTGCCGGGGTAAGAGTGGTGGAACTCTTATCCAGGTGACGATTGGTTGACGGAGATGTCGCAAGGGTGGTAGCAGTAAGCTTTTCCAGCTTCTCAGCCAGCCACTCTTTCAGAGCATCTTTCATTTCGGTTCTCAGGTCAAACGCCGGTCTCTGCAGGTCAAGCTTAGACCGTGCCCTTACTGAGTGCCCGTATTCCGTCAACTCTACCCCGTAATCGTAGAAAGTAAGAGACTCTTCGTTACCTTCAAGGGTTATACCGGTCTGAGAACTCTGGCCGGAGCCAGTAAGCCTCATACGGAGCCCTATGGTAATCTTGTCTCCCTTTTCCTTGTTCAAGTCGGTTTTAACCTGGATAATGCTGTCATCGCTCTTACCCATGAACTTGGTAAGGAAAATGTCCCGCATAGCTTCTTTGAAAAGCTTTGCAGACCATATTTTCCTGGTTAGTGCATCATTTTTTGCAAAAGAAGTTTCAGCCATTTAACTCACCTCCTAAGTCTGTCGTGCTAATTTGTCCAACTCCTCATCAGATAGCTTGAGCAGGTCATCAATAGACGCATTTCCCATGCTCACGCCTCCACCGCCTTTAGAACTTCCTACCCCAGTGCGAGGCTTTGGAGAGGTCATCTTTGAGATAACATCACCCGCTGCCTGCTTCTGGAGCAATTCCCGTAACTTGGGATGAGTTAGCCCCAACCGGTATGCCTCTTCCGCAGGGTCTCTCGCTGCAAGCACTGCCTGCTTATACCCAGGATTGGACTTTGCCAATTCCTCAAAAGCAGACAACACTTTGTCATAAGACAGGTCTTCTCCAACCTTCTCTGGAGAATATTTTTCCCTTGCCTTCTCTTCTGACATGGCCAGCTTTTCAGAAAGAATCTGAGCCCGCAAGGACTGAATCTCGGATAAGAGAGCCTGAGATTTCTCCTCCACAGTTTTCTCCACCAAGGTTTTTACTTCCGGTAGTGAGCCCGTAAACTCATCCTCGGAAATATCTGGTTCGGTGGAGGACTGCCCCAGCTCTGCAATCAAGCTCTCCAACTCCTCAATCCTACTCTTGAGAGAAGTTAAATCCTCCTCAGCAAGATGCCTGCGTTCCCGTTCCTTCTGCAAGTCAGCCAACAGCCCTTTAACCTGCTTCTCTAACTCATCCTGTTGAACCTGCGGAGTAGGTTCATTACCGCCTGTTGCCTCTTGTTCCAGAATTTCTTGCTCCGCCATTACGCACCTCCTATTTTACCTCTCGGGTCGGGAGAGGAAGTCTGCCAACTAACCCCTGGCAGTTTGGGGATACCCTGCTTCCTTACAGGGCAAATTTTACTATTGTCCTGGTAGACGTCCACCAACATTCTCCCATTCTGCTTCCTGGGGAATACCTCCCTGCATTGCCTGTGCCTGCTTAATCTTTGCAAGCATTTCTTCTTTCCCAGGTAAGTCTGAATACTCTAACAATAACTCCGGCGGTATTGGCAAGCCCGCCTTAACCGCATCAAGCAACATGTAGAAATTGGACAACCTCACCGTTGGAGAAGTCGCCCTGGTAGTCAGTGTAATGCTATATTTCCCAACTTTTCTGTTCTTGATAAGGGCAAGGTCAGCATCAATGTTTTTCTCTTCAACAATCGCCATAATCTCCTCATCACTCAATATATCGGTCTTCCTGATAAACTCTAACAATGTTTCACCCAGCACTTTTTGCGTATGCCGGAAGTTATCAAAAATCACCTCTGTGGTTATTAACCCATGCTCTTTTCTCAAAAGCATTGCCCTGCCACTCTCCCCACGTTCAGGAGTATAACCTAACAAGTCAGCATTAACCCCGGAAATCTTTTTTAAGTCATCCTCAGCCAACCGCTCAAGCGTTATATGCCCAGCACTTAACTGGGAGGGTTCAATCCGGTAAATTCCCTTACCTAACCCATACCCACGCTTTGCTTTAACATACACCCCTGGTGCAGAACCCATCTTTTGCATTTTTAGCTCTTCTTCCGGGTCTAAGGCGTCTTCATCCACTATCCAGCCGGAATTAGCAGAAGTGTTAAGATGGTGCAATGCCTGGCTCCTTCTCTTGTTAACTTCCTTCTGCGGGTCTATCAAATCATCTGTTTCACCCTTAACATACCCATCTATCCAATCAGGGCAGAACCTAACCAGCGGGAATCTATTAACCCCGTTAAACGGGTCTTTTATATCCTGCAAAATCACCTTGCCAACAACAGTAGTAAGCCTTAACACCGGGACAGTAACATATCTAATCTCAGCCCTAAGATTTGCCTGTGCGGAAAGTTTTAGTATTTTGTTTATCTTGGCTTCCGAAACCTCGGAAATATCTATCAGGTCATTTTGGGTAATTAAAAACTTCTTAGTCTCATACTCTCTCCACCAGAATTCTTTCACCAGGTAGCGATATTTCCCGTAATCAGTCTCCTGCAGATTATCGCTATCTTTGTAATCGTCTGTCTCAACCCCTATTCTCTGCCTCTCAAAGGTCGGGACTGTCGCTAACCCAGCAGTAAGCTCTTTTTTCTTCTCAGGGAACTTACTCTCTATCTCTTCCTTCACTGCCCAGTAACACCGGATAATAAACTTTGCGTCTGATAAGTCATACCTGGAAGAGGTCGGGTCTTCGTAAATCATCAAGGGTGATTGTCTGGCAATAATCAAATCTCCGGTAATTGGGTCATCTGTGTAATCCACATCCAGGGCAATCCAGCCTTTCCCGGAGATAATGCCGTCCAGGAAAGTAGCCGAAAGCTCCCAGTCTGCATTACTGGCATCGTATAGATATTTCAGCAACTCGGTAAACACTTCTGCCAGCTTTGCCATCCCGCCTCTCCTGGCAAGCACCCTTTGCTCTTCCCTATTCTGCCTCTGGTAGCCGGAAAGATTACGGATTATCGGACGGATTTTGTTGAAGGTTAAAGCCGGCTTCTTCTGCCTCTTAAGTGCCTCTAAGTCTGCACTATCCCACTGGTACTCACCACCACGAACAAACTTGTAATTCCTTTCCGCCCGCTCTCGCCAATCCGCCCACTCTGACTCTGCCGTCTGCCAGAAGTCCTGTAGCGTAGAAATTACATCACCCATTTTAACTCAACACTCCTTCAAGCCTGGATTTAACTTTATGCTTCTTCCCTGAGAATCTTTTCAAGGTTTTGGCTAACACCAGGCGTTTCAAAAACAATCGGTCTCTTTTACTCAGCTTCCCCTTCTTAGCTTTCTCCCGAAGCTTTTTTATGTTCTTCAAAATCAAGCTACGAGGGATTTTCTCGCCCTCTTCTATCCCTAACATCCTGTGCAACCCACCAGGGTTTTTAATTGCCTCTTGTATCCATTTAGCCATTCTACACCCCCATAAACGAATAATTTGTGTCCCAGGAGTCTTTCCACTCCCTATACCCATCACGCTTTTTAGCCTGCACCGGTCGGGCAAACTGCAACGTGTATAAACCCATAATATATGCGTCTGCCCTGTCTGGACTCCTACCGCCCAGTTTTTTCTTCACTTCATCTTTCGGCTCAACTAAAATCTTCCCGTTTCTGATTTGATACTCCACGCTCGATAACTGCCTGACCAGCTCCTCATCACGGACTGAACCAGCAAGCGTAACATCGCCAATCTGAAATCTTTTCCCTGCCTCCCACCACATCTGGGCACGGAGATTGTAGTATTGCTCAGGAACATTCTCACGTGAAGCCGCCTGTATATCTAACACTCTCTCCTTGAACTCTTTCAACCGGTCAACTATCCCAACACCGACACCGATGCCATCTACGCCAATAATGTCAACATCTCGCTCCCTGGCATAGATATGCAACCTTCCTGCAACTTCCATGGTGTCTATTCTCCCGAATATCCAGCGTTCTTTTATCTCCGTGTTCTCCATGTAGTAGATAACGCTTTCATCATCGCCCTTCTCAGTAGCAGGGTCGCAGACAAGTATTTTTCTTAACTCAGGATGGATAAATGTCCTGGTCAAAGCAGACTCTATAAACCTTCTCGGAATGATAACATTGGCATTTTCCAGCTCATCCCATGAACCCTCAAGGTATGCTCTCAACAACTCAGGCCTGTGTGAAAATGCGTCTTGCAGGGTTTTAACGTAGCTTTCAGGGAGATAAGGGTTGTCGGAGGGTAACGCCTGGATAAACACCTTTTCGGGAGACTGGGAATTGATAAACTCTTCTTTCAACCAGCACTGAGCGGGGTTGGCAGTCCACAAGCCGGTATATCGTGGATACTGCCCGTTCACGGTCAAACGCAGTGTCCCCCTCAACAACCCTGCATCATCACGAGAAATCTCTTCGGCCTGGTCAACGAAGAAGAACGCAAACTCGGCAGAATTGAATTTGCTAATCATTTCCCTATCATCAAACCCGCCGTAAAGTATTTTTACCCTATCCCCGATGACAATCTCTTTTCTCTGCTCATTCAAGTGATACATGTGTGCCGGTATCATGCGTTTCCAGGTCTCAAGGGTAGTCTTGTTGAAGTCAACCGCCCTCTTCCGCCCCATGAAGCCAACAGCCACGGGGTATTTGGAAGGTTGAACCTGGCACTGCTTCGCTATCTCTATCGCACGCACTAAACTCCAGTAACACCCGAACACGCTTTTCCCGCCCCCTTTTGCTCCGCCGTAAAGCACTTCCCGAACAGCAGGGTCTTGCAGTGCCCTGAAACACATTGTCTGCTTCGGAGTTAATTCTATCTTTATGCCCATATTACTGCTATATTATTATAATTATTAAAAATATACTGTCTGTCTGATATACTGTTAGACTGTCTGACAGTTATACTGTTATACTTGCAAGCCAAACTTAACAACGCCTCAGCATAACGTTTTAATACTAAACCGCAATGCGTCAAGGTAATTTTTAATAGCGAGGCTATTTGAGGCCTTAAACGGGCTATTTTTAAGTTTTTATGACTAAATTTAACTAATAATTTTACTAAATCGCATGCCTGCAAAGTTATTGCAAAAAACGCTTGTTTTTGGGGTATACAATCATATAGGGTAGGAAGAGAAATCCTCACCACGGGGCTATTTGATAGCTTAAACGGGAAATTATGGGGGTATCTTTGAGTGGTTTTTAAGGCAGGTTTTAAGCTCGTGGTTGAATTTTTTTTGAAAACCTTCACTTTTCCCCCTCTTTATCTTCTCCGGCAAGCACTACTTCAACACTGAGGTCTTTTGTAATCTCTGTAGGCTTGCCTCTTTCAAGCGAGAGTATGTGATGTAAATCCCTCATTGCTCTTACTTTTCCTGTTAATCCTGCTCTGAGTATATCTTCAGGACTAATATTTCTCTCTATCTCTGATAGTCTTTTTGCTATTCTTGACTCTATATCTTGTAATAAAGATTCTAAATCTTCTTGTAATTCTTGATTGCTCATACTCTTTTATACTTTATCTCTTAATATTCTGTCTATACCCTTTTGTCCTATTTTGTCTTTTCTTACTAACTTTATAGCAATAAAATAAATAGTTATACAGAGAGCTTGTTAATATTATCTTTGCAGAAAGTATATCTATTATATATTTTTTATACTTTAGTTTTTATAGCTTTTACTGTCTTACTGTTATTTTATTTTATAGACAGTTAGTCTGATAGTTTTATT